TTGCTGTAGGATATGTAGATAGTCATAACTTTCTTGTAAAGAGAGAATGTGTAGGAGACACAAGATGGTCACTGCATAGATATGATGCTGATGGTGTGTTTGCTTACGAGTGTTATAAAAAAGCAAAAACAAAAAAATACATTCCTAAAACTCTCTCTACATATAATTCTTTAAAATAAGAAAAGCCCCAGTTAAGGGGCTTTCTTTCTTTATTTACTAAGTCTCTTTTGTTTCATAGGCCATTGAGGACTTCTCAGTCTCAATTTTGTATCAGCCTCCTTCATATAATTCCCATTAATTGGATTAGGAGGTGCCACTTTAGGAGCTTTTCTTGGCTTACCAGATTTCTTAGCTTTGCCAGCTGTCATATTACTTACAGCCATATTTACATTTCTTCATTTTACCACCACTCTTCATCATAGGTTCCATAGAAGCAGCCTCACCACCATATTGCATTTTCTTTTTAGGAGCTTTACCAGCTTTCTTCATTGCAATAGCTACAGCAGCTTGTTTAGCCATCTTACCACCCATTTTCATCATAGTAGCTCCAGATTTAGCTGTCTTAGGAAGAACACCTTTACCAATAAGAATATCTTTTTGAGTAATCTTTCCATCTTTACTAAGATCAGGAAATGATCCACCAGATTTAGCTCTCTTAGGCATTAATTTATCTAAATTTTTTGTAACAAAATCTTGTCCTCGTTCTTTACGAGTATCTCGTTCTACCATACGTTTAGCTACATTTGTAGCTCTATCTGGATTTTTAGCTTCAAGTCTTCCAATACGTTTTAATTGACCAGATCTTAATGAAACTCCTGTTTTTGCTTTTTTCATCATTGCCATTATAATATTTTTTAATTAGATTTAGATTTTTTAACAGAATTATTAATTGCATTATTCTTTTTAGGAGCATATTTACCTACACCATCTTGTCTATCTAGAAGATCAGCCATACGAGCATCTGCTTTAGTTTGTGATTTACTCTTTGCCATTATATTAGTTTTTAATTGTTAACATTTCCATTTTTTCCTTGCTAGTCTTAATCTACTTTTTGGATTTTTAGCTGCTTTAGGAAACATTTTCATTTGTCCTGCAGATCTAGCACAATAAGATTTTTTTCTAGGACCTCCTTCTGGTTGAGGAGGTTTAATGTTTTGTCCTTGAGCCCTTAAAGATGCTCTTCCTTTAGCATTTAAACCTCCTGTAGGACTCTGACCTTCTTTTCTAGTCCAAGCTCCTGGCTTAGAAACAACTCTTCCACCATTCTTTAATGTGCTTCCTTTAAAAGGTCCTTTCTTTTTAATAAGAGGACCATTAGGAACAGGTGTGATAGATCCTTTAATAGAAGTGAGGGTGTCACCATTTCTAAGAACACCTTTACCAACATAAGCACTAGCTTTCTGTGGATTGTACACCTTTGTCTTAGGAATCCTTGTCATGATTATTTACCCTTTCTTTTAGCAGCCATTTTTTTAAATGTAAGAGCTAAAGATTTAGCTCGGCCAGAACAACTTTTCTTTGTTATCGGAGTGCACTTACCCTTAGTTCCTCTTTTTTTAATAGAGGCTGTAGCTTTCTGTATCCAATTTTTATCCTTAGCCTTTGGCATGATTATTTCTTTTTAATAATTCCACCTTTTTTCATTTTGGTAGCACCCAATTGTTTGTCTTTCTTTAACACAGCTTTGCCTCTAGCACCAGCTAATGTTTTCTTTTGTACTTTAGTCCAAGCACCATTAGGATCTACAGGACCAACTCTTTTGGTAGATGCTTTAAGTCCAGATAGACTTCCACCATTTTGCATCTTTTTAACAGGATATCCATTTTTATCATAACCTGGTTTTCCTTTATAGAATTGTCTAGATGCAGATGTAAGAGACTCTTTAGCTGTTTTTATATTTTTTTCAGCTTCATTTTTTAATCCATATTTAGATTTAACTACTGCAAGTTTCATATCATCTTTTGCTTTATTCTTAAAATAAGCTGTACTATCAGCAGTAGCTTTACCCCCAGATTGCATTTTTTTAACTTTTTTCATATCTTCTGAATGTTATGTTAGGTTTAACAATTATATCTTTATGAGCATATTGCCACAGCTCTCCTGTAGCATTTATTATAATAGTGTAGATGGTATCAGTTTCGTGACCATAATCTATTAAATAAAGTATTATTCCATCCCCTTTTGGGGTAATTACTTCTATCCTATTAGTAAATTCATGGATCATTATTTTTTTATATTGTAATATGTTTCCAAGTTTTACCTTTATGAATATCTTTTATAGAGTGATAACTCAATTTAAGTTTATCTGCTACCTGTTTAGGTAGAAGACTATTTGCTAGATGTTTCTTAATCTCAATGACCTGTTCTTCTGTAAGTTTAGCCATTTTATGATTAGAACCAATTTTCCAATTCTTTGATAAGTTTTCTAAATGCTTAGCTCTATAAGTTTTATCTTTCCAGTTTTCTTTTTGAGATATAGATTTTTTAAACTTTACTGCCTCTGTTCTTTTGATACCAAGATTACTTCCAGCAATCTTAGCAATATTGTAATGTGGATCAAGATTATCTATATACTGTTGTTCAGTTTTTAGAATTTCATTAGTAGAACACTCACAAACAATCTCAAATTTAAAGTTATCTTCTCCATGTTTATTAACTGCTCTAATTAGTTTAACACAAGTGTTTCTACCAGAACGTATATCATAAATATGAGTGTAATATCTTTTTATTAAATTATTTGTACTGCCTATATAAAACTTACCATCAATGTTATTAGTAATTTTATAAACAACCCCTCCCTTTTTCTTTTCAGAGAAGTATTTTTGTTTACACTCATCACTAATAGCCAGTATCATTTTCCTTTACTTTTGATCTTTTTTTCTTGAGACAACATTGCTTTAGTAGGGGCTTTTGGTTTAGCTCCTGACTTTTTATTTTGAGCAGCCTTACTCCTCAAGTTATCCCAAAGTCCTCTTTGAGAAACAGAACCATCAGCACGTTTTAACATTTGTTTTGCCATTTCTTTAGTCTTTAATTTCTACAGCAACACCAGCTTCAACAGCTCGTTTCACCATATTTTCAATAATATCATTAGCTTGGTGAGCTAACATAATTCTACTAGCTTCTGGTGTTCCTAATACAGCTCTAAGGCTATTTAAAATAAGACCAAATTCATCACCTTTAAGACTGAATTGATCCTCTGGACCCCATGTGTACTTTTTGTTTGGGTTGTAAACGTTGTTTGACATAATTATAGTTTTTGGTTTTAATTTGTAAATATACTAATTGTCAAGAATTATTTGAAAAGAGATGGTAGCAGATGCTTTAATGCTTTTCGATAAGTCTAATTTAATTTGAAACATGTTGTGAAACTTTAATATTTCCTCTAGTAACATTTCGTTATATTTAGGTAAACTAGGTGCCAGTCTAAATATATAAGCATTAGGCCCTTTAGTTATTTCTAATATAGATAGTTCATCTACTGAATCTATTATTCCTTCTAAATGAGAGAAATACATTTCTTCATTATCTGGAAGTATTTCTGGAAAAAACTTTTTATTTATTTGCACAATAACTTTTTACTTATTTGCACAATTCTAAGAAAGTGTTAATAGATATTTAGTTTTAGCTGCTTCTCCAGATAATGCATCTGCTAAGTTACATATGTCATGAAAGCGATTAGCTTCACCATATGCTTTTAAATCAGAAGCAAACACACCTAAATCTTTTACAACATCCATAGAGGATGCATTAGATAGAGGCTCTATTTTGAAAATACCAGGACGTTTACCTAAATATCCCATAAGCTTCTCTACTACATCATCTTTAAAATCATGTACGTAATCATACAATCCTCCTAAAGCTTGATGTGTAGCATACGAAGTTGTTTGCCAATGCAATAGATGTAATTGCTCATGAAAATATGTAAGCTTTCCAGCTATAGTTTCTAATGTCAATTCTTCAGAGGATGATGCTTTCATCATCTCTTCTGGAAAGAATGATTTTGCCATAGTTTTTATCCTCCTATAGTGGTGGTGGTAGTAGTTGTAGGAGCTACAGTTGTAGTGGTTGTAGTAGTAGTTGGAGCCACTGTAGTAGTTGTGGTGGTAGTATAATTACAACATTCATATGCTGTAATTTCTTGCCAATTACCCACTTTAGGTTTATTTTTTCTAAGAATAAGAGACCCTGCTACCACTCTACCAGTTCCATCAAATCTTACATACGCTTTTAAGCGTTGATTGTTACCATTTGCCATTTTTAATTTTTTTAATTTGTGAATAAAAATTTTCTTTATTTATATAAATTAAGCAAGACTTCTAGCAACCAGGGCTACAAAATCTTTATTCATATTTAAGGTTGTATTTCTTCTTTAATTCAAGAAGTTGTTG